GCCAAAGAAGTTCTACCTAATGCTGTATTATCAGCACCAGTAGTGTTTCTTCCAAGAGCATCACTACCTATTGCTACATTGTTAGCACCAGTTGTATTAGCGTCACCTGTGGCATACCCAATAAAAGTGTTTTCATCACCCGTAGTAATCGCAGTACCTGCTTCATCACCGACAACCACGTTGTAGTTACCACCAGAGGCTATGGAGTTACCAGCGTTGACACCTGCTCTGAAGTTTGAGGTTCCTGCTGATGGGGTAGAGATATCTCCAGCAACAGTCAATCCTGCTGCTCCTACTAGCTTCAAGTCATCAGCACTTTCATCCCAGAGCATATAGGCTCCAGATGTCGCTCCAAATAACTTAACGTCATATCCGGTGTCATCAACGCCAACGGTAACTGTGCCTTGGTTGGATAAAGCCCCTGCGTTAGTCAAGGCTGCGGTTTTAGTGGTTCCGGCTAAGTTTACATCCGTCAAAACGTCATAAACGATGCCACCAGACCCACCACCATCGGTGGCTATAACCTTTGTTTCGCCAGCTAAAATAGCTACGTTAGCACCACTACCGCAAGTGAAGGTGAGTGTGTATGAAGTGGCGTTTTCCAACATCCAGACTTTAGATACGGTGTTGGGTAAAAGCGTTACCGTGCAAGCCTGACCACCTCCCGTGAGTTTAAGGTACATCGCCCTATCGGAATCTGAAGCGCCGTCTGCAATGGTAATGTTATCGGTTGATGCGTTGGCAATGGCTCTCGTGCCATAACCTAGTGCCTGGCCGATTAATTCTAAATTTGTGTTGGTCGTTGTACCCCACGTTCCGCTACCATCTCCGGTAGCCATCTCGTTGAGCCTAAGATTGTTTACATATGTGCTTGCCATTTACGCTACCTCTTCCCAGTCAGGAGTCTGATCGGTATCAACCGCACTCCAACTAGGTGTTTGTGAACTAGAAACTGAAGCCCAACTAGCCGTCTGACTTGTGTCAACAAGACCCCAGACCAAAACGCTTGTTGTAGATGCTTCAACTTGATTGCCAGTGACATCGACACCTGCCTTGGCAACCACAGTAACATCGTTAGTAGACGCTGTGGACGCATCGCTTGTAACACTAATCGTGTTATTGGTTTCGAGAGAAATGCTACCAAGTGATAAAGTGAGAGCCGGACTAGTGACGCTGACAGAAGCAGCACCAGTAACAGTAACCGATGCAGTGCTGGCAGTAACTGAGTTACCAGTGACCGGACAAATACAAGCATTGCCTGTAACAACCACTGTCCCAACTGCGGAGGTAGCATAGTTTCCGGTTGCCGCAACAGTCGCAGCCGCACTCGGAGTAACCGAAGCAGTGCTAACGGTTGCTGCGTTGCCTGTAAGGGCAACGGTAACATCAACAACTCCGCCCCATGTAGACGATCCGTAAGTGCTGAAACCCCATGTACCTGCCATAGTTTATCCATTACGCAATTCTAATAATCGCATTGCTCGCATCGGCTGCCGGGAATGTAATCGTAAAGTCACCTGCTGTTGAAGTTTTATCTGCACCAAAAGCGAGAACAACCACCGCTCTGTTCGCCGTTCCTGCTGTTGTGCTTGAGTTGTAAATCAATGCCCCATTTGCGGTTATCGTGGCTGAACTCCATGTGGTGTCCGAGAAGTCTGTAAGGGCGGTCGTACCGCTCGCACTAGGATCCACGTTTGTCAGCGTATTGCCTCCCGCAGTGTAGTTCGTTCCCGAAACTTCATTTGTGGTTGCGTAGGCAGTAGTCGATGCAGCTAAAGTAGCACTTGAGGTGTAGAGAGCAATCTTAAATGTATTGCCCGTACCCGTTGTGGTTGTCGTGCCTCCACCAGAACCGTTATGAAAATTATGAATCCCTTGAAGTAATTCACTCTTAAAACTAGTTGCTACTGCTTGTGTTATCGCCATCAGAATTTCCTCAAAATATCCGCCATGTCTTTATGGCCCTGTTGTGTCAAAAGATTAGAAAGGGTTGTTCTATCGCTCCGTATTGCATCATTACAAGCCTTAACAATTACATGAAAAAGTCTTTTCTTAAATGTCTCTGCCTGTTCCCTAGCCTCTGGATCTGCTCCTTCAGCCACAGAAACAATTTTAGGAACTGTCCTCTCAGCAATCTCTTCCGGGGTAAACCCTCGGTTATGCGTTGTATGAACCTCGCAAATGCCCGGTTCAATTGTAGAGCTTAATTCAAGCATTAAAGCCTCTGATTCCTTATTGCCCCACTACGATAATTATCTGTCGTACTATAACCCTCGCCAAGCGATTTCAGGTTAGTCATCGCATCCTGATATTGCTTTTGATACACCGCCAGCATGTCCTGCTCACCTTTCATAAAGGTATAGCCCTCTACAAGGCATCCATAAAGCAATACGGTTTCCGCGTTATCCCCCAACCAACTTGTGCCGTCAGCCGAGGCAGTAATAGAGGTTGGCTTGTAAAAATAATGAAGCTCAACGGCATAACTGCTATCAGGTGTTGGGCCAATAATAAAGCTGACATCATCAAACAGCCCGTAATACTTTGGCGTTGCTGTTGTTGTCGAAACCGGATAAGCCTCTCGGATAAAATTAACATCCTTAAAAATCAAATACTCGTAACCGCTGTTATCAAGTGCCAAAGAGTAAGGGGCCATAAAATCAGTAGGTGTAGTCAGATAAGAGTTACCGCTGGTCATCGTGCCTGTGGTGTTCTTTCTGAAATCAGGTAACTGGACAGATTTTAGAATCCTGTTCTCGGCTTGGGTAATAATCGTAGAAAGATCATTAACAAAAGTGGTTTCTGTATTTTGCAAATAATCCTGAATGGTGCTTTTAAGCGTTGTTAGTGTCCAGGCCATTAGTCTGTACTCACTATTACTTTGCCAACTACCGCGGTAATGTCGAGTCCCACGGTACGACTGCCTAAAGCAGAGTTACCCCCACCGACAGGATCCCATGCATAGAGTTTTCTGCTCTCAGCTTGGCCTGTATCGGGCCTTGGGTTCCTTAAAGCCTGCGGATCTAGCGTTCTTAGCTTGCCTAGCTGCAACTGAGGCTGATCTTCATCCACTACATCTCGACCTACAAGCAACCCATTGGGTCTGCCATTTTCGATCTGAGGCACTAAATCCTTCAAAGGATAACGAAACCCTGTCCGATCACAGAAGCCAAAAGCTCTTTTTCCTGCTGCATAACTACTCATAATCGACTATATCCACCAGGAACCATGTAGAAAGAGGACTTATCCCTGTCAGCATCTGCCGCTAAATCCCACTGTTCTTCATAGACCTGCTTCAGTAAAGGCGCACGTTCTGAGGCTTCTGGCCTCTTAATACTAATATAATAAGCTAGACCAGCCGCCATACAAGGCATAAACCTTGCTGGAATGTCCACATTGTTAGAGGCGGGACTACCTGTATCCTCAACCCTCTGTATGTAGTAGTAGTTTATTTTGTAAGTCACCGCGTCATCAGGCACAGGCCAGACATTCAAGGCGATTGCACCGGGATCTTTTTCAATCCAAAATTGAATTGGTCGGCCCTGAGTGAGCTTATTGGTCAGATGTGAATACTGACTAATAGAGATTCGACTCATAGTCAGATCAGTCTGTTTATTCACATCTCCATCATCGGTTCTTAAAGAAGCCTCAATCACATCTAACTGATCGCTAGTTAAAGCGTACCGTCCAGTTCCTGCTGTAAGCGTCTGAGTCCCTTCCTGAACAGACCAAAGGTTTAACCCCCTGTTCTGCCATTCAAGAAACATTAAGTCCAGACTACGCCTTGCTGTGCGATAGTCATAGCCACTACGCAACTCCAAACCCGCTCTCTCATAAGCTTCTTCAAGAATATCGCTCAGATCAAGATTGAATGTATAAGTACCGCTAGTAGCCATTTATCCCCTTCTCCTTGCCTTACGCATAACTTTGCTTAAAGTTCTGGGTTTTGGTTCCACACCAGCAGGTAGTCTCAAAGCTTTCTTTACGAGCTTTTTACGAGAAGGCCCGCTACTGACTTCTTTTGCCAACTGTGCGCGACTAATTGCCATAATTACTTTTTCTTAGCTGTTTTTTTCTTCGTTGCTTTCTTAACGGCTACTTTCTTAGGCTCTGCTTTCTTTTCTGGCTCTGGCTCTGTTTTTGAAACAACCTTGACCGGCCTAAGCTCTTTTAACTTTGCCTGAGCTTCTTTTTCAGTCATTGCATCAAAAACAACCACATCATATTCGCCATCAGAATTTTTAGAACCTATCTGATAAATAACCTCACCCATTGTATCTGGGTGCATCGAAGTCCCATTCTGAAAGATTTCTAGCTTTGCCATAATTCTCTCCTACG